GCTTTTGCAATAACCATTCGAGCTGATAGCTCACCTATTGAAGCGGTGCTTAAACAATTGGGTAACTTTGATTCGCTCAAGAGCCAGTTGTTTGATGAAATTGGTGCTGGACTTGTGGATAGTGTGCAGCATCGATTCTTAACGGGTACCGATGTTGAGGGTAATCCATGGAAGATTTCATGGCGTGCACGTATGCAAGGTGGCGAGACGCTGCGTGATACTGGCCGTCTAATGAATTCCTACACACACAATGTACTTTCAAGTGGTGTGGAAGTGGGCACTGATGTTGCGTACGCACCACATCTGCATTACGGCGCAACAATCTTACCTAAGAATGGCCAATACATTACTTTTGCAGTGGGTGGTCAATATCGGAAAGTTAAGCAGTCGATTCTACCGCCTCGAACTCAACTCGGTCTTGATGCGGAAGATGAAGTCATGGTTTTGGATATTGTCGGGAGTTTTATAGATGAGCACCTTCTTCGCGGTACGTGATGAGATTGCAGAAAAGCTGAAAGAGATTCCAGAATTTCTAAAGATCTATACGCCGTTGAATTCAGTCAGCGTAACAGAGATGTCGCAGGTCACGCCGTCGGCACATGTCAATTTTGTCCGTATAGATAAAAAGGCAAGTGCAGGTCGTGGAAGCCTCAACCAGATCGGCCAGCAATGGGCGGTTACGGTGGCGTGTCGCAATGCTCAATCTCAAATGACCGATGGACGTGCTGTAAGTGATGAAGCGGGGCTTTTGACTGAGAAGGTGATTCAACTGCTTTCCGGTTGGCAGCCTCAAGCATCACGCACGACACTGGATTTCATATCGGTTCGGGATGGTTATAGTCCGGGCTTTGCATACATCACGATTATTTTTGAATCACAAAAATTCATTTAGGAGCCAGTCATGGCAAAACAATATAAGGCAACGCAGCCTGTCGGTCGCTTTAAAAAAGGTGATGTAGTCGGCGGACTGGACGATGCTCAAATTAAAAAATTAGTGGCAGATGGTGTGATTCAGGAAGTGCCTGAAGCTAAAGCTGCTCCAGCCAAGAAAACCACAGGGGATGAAAAGTAATGGTTAAATCAGATTTAATCTCGCTTCAAGGTGAGCTTCATTTGGCGAAGATGGTTAATAGTGTGCCATCTGCCTTATTGCCCGTTGGTAATACACCGGAATTACAGATTGCAATCTCTAGTGAATCCACGGATCACTATGAAAGTAAAACCGGCCTCCGTGCTAAGGATGCGGTACTACGCAAACAAACTGCAGTGGCTATCTCTGGTACGCTTGAAGAAGTAACAAAGCAAAACTTAGCAATGGTCCTAAGTGGCAAATCAATCGAAATCCCTGAAACTCAGCTGACTGATATTACTCTGGGTGCTGTAGAAGCTGGCGCCATGATTGACTTAGGACATCGTAATTTAAGTGAAGTGGATTTTAAAGACAGCTCGGATGTTGCCATCACTTCAGATAAATATGTACTGGATGCTGTTTACGGCACAGTCATTTTTAATGAAGCTATTGTTGGTTCAGTTAAGTTTTCTGCCAAAGCCGGTGCTAAGACACGTACTACAATTGCAACTAACCTAGGTAATGAATATCGCTTGCTGTTTAAAGGCATTGATACTGTTACAGGCGATAAGGTGATCTTAACTTTATGGCGCGTCGAATTTTCGCCAGATACCGAGTTTGATCTAATTCATGAGGACTTCGGATCTTATTCAATTGAAGGTGAAGCACTGGCAGATATCTCTAAAGCTAATGATGAAGAGCTAAGTGTATTTGGTCATATTGAGCGTTTTAGCGTAGCTGCATAAACCCATAAACCATACAGGCACAAAGAAATCCACGGCGCCTTAGCGTCTTTTTTTGTGCCTGCCTTATAGTAATAAGTCTTAAAACATTTAAGATGAAACTTAATAAATAGTAAAAAATAAAGATTATGTAATCTTTTGTTATTCTAATTTTCATCTGATGGGGATATAAAAGATATTCACCTCACGTTAAGAATAAAACTGCTATGACTAAAATAGAAATATTTGTCTCCATCCTAGCCGTAATAATTATTTCTACTATTATTTATCTTGTGTGTCAGCCAGTTAACTAATTAAGAACCTCCTTCGGGAGGTTTTTGATAGATGGGATTTTTAAACTTGTTATCTAAAATTAATATTGAATGAGAGTCAAAATAGCTTAACACAACTTTACAAAGTTACCTTCCTAGGCGTTAGATAAATTTGAAAAGTGATGTAAAGTGACGCCCTTAACGCAAGGGGATATTATGAAAAATTTAGGCCTATTATTTTTTATTATGATTTTAGCGGGTTGCGGACACAGAGAATCTAACGGTCAGCAACCTGATCTAGAAACAATCAAGAAAGAACAGCTTGAATTTGCAAAAGAAGCCACTAAAGAATTCATTCCCAATCCTGATTCAGCTAAGTTCCGGAATCAAGTCGGGGATTGTGGGGAAGTTAGCTATAAGGAAGTAGGGGGCAAAGATATTGATTTCCAGCGTTTCATTGTGCTTGAAAAGAATATAGTGCTTGTAGAAAATCAGATGGATCCAAAGCAATTTGAGCTTTCATGGAAAAACTCCTGCACACCAAGTTGGAATAAATAATTATAAGGCCCTCATTTGAGGGCTTTACTTTATTCATCAGATGATTCAGATTTTTGATCTTTTTCATTTCCATACTCTAAAGCAACCTGTTGCGCTTCAGCTGCAGCAGTGGCTTCTATTGGAATCGAGTCAGCTGCGATAGCAACGGTACCGGTAAATCCCATTAAAGCTAAGATTAGAATTTTCGAATACTTTTTCATTTGAATTTCCTCTACGTTTCTAAGACTTAATTTCAGTGTAGAGAATGATTTAAATCGTGGATGTAGCAGCTATGTCGGGATATGTAAGATATTCAGGTCTAAAGTTATAGGTTTCTAGGTTTGCGTAAGAATGCTTTTCGGTTGAAACTTTTTGTTGAGTTGCTTAACGAAATGTTTGAATGCTTCAGTAGGTAGCTACACTCTAAAGAAACTTCCCTAACTTCTAAATCTTTGTAACATCCAATAATTTTTTTGTAACCTTTATGTTATAAATTGTTTGCTTTGCTTATCATATGAATGATGAAAAGTGGAGCGCTGAAGATGCTAACAAAAACAGAAATCGTTGTTGTCATACTAATGGTACTAGCCTTAATTTTTATCGTGTATGAGATGGGACAAGGTGGTAGTTGGACTTTATAGAATTCAGCCTTTATCAAAGTTAAAAGAAAAGCACCTTCGGGTGTTTTTTTAATGTCTAAACTTTAACTAGAGACATCATCATGAATGATTTTTTCCTAGCAACAAATCGAAGCATCAAAATCAATGACATTGAAGTGCGTCAGATCCAGATGAAAGACTTTGACACCTGGGCAATGCATGCTGAAGTGTTGAAAAACTTCATCAAAGATCAAAATCATTCAGATGAGATTTTGACAGGTCTATTTAAAGCTCATGGTGTGCAGGTCATTTCGACCATGGCATGTGTCACTGATCTGAATAATGAATCACTGGTAGAGCTTGCTGCTGATGAGCAAGGATTTAAAGATCTGCTTAAAGCGGTGCTTCTGGTCAATCAAGCTTACTTTAAATACGAAAAGCCAAAACGCGGCATCAAAAAGAAAGATGACTCCACTTGGTTTGATTCATTCCAGTTTCTGGTATCAATGGGTCATCAGCATAGTGAAATCATGGAAATGACTTACGGCGCATTCCAGAGCTACGTTAAAGCAGCAAACAAGCTGTATAAGCAAGGGATCTTTAATAACGCCGTAGCTGCACGTGTGGCACAATCTGATAAGAAAGGTTTTGAATCATTTAAGAAAGAAATGGTTTCTGATTGATCAGGATTCACCCTAAAGTTATGATGTGAAAATAACTATTTAGGGGGTTAGTGTGGCTATAAAATTTTGTAAATCGTGTAAAAAGCCAATGAGGCCTACTGATACTCATTGCAAAACATGCGGCAAGGAATACAAAAACAGCCCAGTAATTTTGATCGTCATAGCACTTATTGTTTTCGGTGCTGGATATTTTGCTTGGGGGAAATACCAACAGAATGAAGCTGAAAAACTAGTTGCTGCTCAAGCAGAGAGGGATAAAAAAATCAGTGAAGCTAAAGCTGAGTTGCTAAATGCTGGTATAGATCCAGACGATGCACAAAAAGTCGCTGAAGTTAAAGTTGATAATGTAACCATTACCAATCCCCAACATATAAAGGTTTTTAACGAAATTTTTTCTGAATGGGAGGATGCAGAAAAAGTAGCAGCCTCAACTGGTCGGATAGCACTAGCCCAACCAGTTGCCAAACTACAAGAAATCAAAAGAAGGCTTGCAGCCGAATCATATGCTGGATGTATGGAAACAACTAGGATTTTATATGTTGCTGCTATGAACTCTCAGATTGAGGCCTATTTAGATTTCATGAGAGGGAAAGAGGGAGAGGCAGCAGCTCAAATAAAATTTATTGATTATGAGAAACAGGTTGAGCAGGCCAAAAAAGAATATATTAGGTGCAAGCCTACTCAGAATATGAGCAGCGTATGAAGCAAAAGCACCCTAGGGTGCTTTTTTGATGCTTCTCATATTTGAGAATCGCTTTTAGATTCTCAAGCCCTTCATAACAACTTGCGTGTAATTATGGTTAAGGATTAGAACTAACCTGAAAATTGATTATATAGTACAAAAGGCGAAAAGATTTCTCTATCACATGAAGAGAAATTGCAGCAAGGTTTAAAAAATTATAGGGATAAATATGAAAAATGGTTTATTAAGAGTGCTTGTTGTTAATGCAAATGATTCTATCGTTGTAGAAAAGAAGCAAACACTACCTATTACTTTAAGTGTAAATGGCCAGTTGATTAGTGGTGAATTAATATCAAGAAGTGAGTTTTTCACTCTCGAACAGAATGTAATCTTAAAACATCATGTAGATATTATTGATGCACAGATAGTCGAAGAAAAAGGCGAAATTCCAGAAACGCCAATGGATGAACTTCAATATCTTCATCTAAAAAATGCTGCGTATTGGGTGAATGGGGTTAAAGTTCCTTCAAGCCAAACAAGTATAATAGTCAACATAGACTCGGTAGATGCATTTAATCTCGGAATGCTGCAATCTAGCCAATAGACTCTTTTAATTATTGCATAAGCTCACTTCGGTGGGCTTTTTTTATACCCAAAAAAAGCAAAAAGCCCATGATTACGAGTCACGGGCTTTTTTGTGTTCACAACCTTATGGCAGAAGGAAGCAAACCATAGATGAATTTTAACCTAGATTTAAAGGTTGATAAAGCAATGAATCAATTATCAGAAAGTAAAGCATTAAGGCGCTGGACCTACATTGTCTGCTTCTTGGTGATTGTAGGTGTAGGGACATGGCAATTAGCACCCATACTACAAGCCATAGCAAAATTAATAGAAGTTCTTAAGTAAGCCGACCCAATAAGAGGTCGGTTTTTTATATCTGCTGCGCCTCAAGGCGCTTTTTTAATGCCTAAAATTTAGAGGTCCGTATGTCTGGTAAGAATTTAACTTTTAAACTGGTGATGGATGCTGACACCAAGGCATTTGTCTCCAATATGCATCAGTCAGAAAAAGCAGCAAAGGATGCATTTGCAGCACTTAAGAATGGATCAGCCAGTGTTGTAGGTGATACAAACAGTGCAACCAAAGAAGTAGATCAGCTCGGTACTCAGTCACAAGAAACCGCCCAACAAGTAAAGCAACTTGATAAAGAATTAGAGGCAACTTCACAGGAACTACAGCAAACTGAACAATCTTCAAAAGGTGTATCAGGAGAGTTACAGGGTTTAAAAACTGGCTTTAATGCTTTAACTGGCGCTTTAGCAGCACTTGGTATTGGCACCACAGCAATGGAGATTGCACAGACTGCTGATGAATATAAAAACCTATCTGGTCGCTTATCTATTGCAATCGGTGAGCATGGCAACCTACAAAAAGCCATGGATGATGTTAAAAATGTTGCCATTAATACCAACTCCAACTTAACCGCAACCGGTGATCTTTATGCTCGACTGACCAAGATTGGTCAAGAAATGAAATGGCCTCAAGAACAGGCGCTCGCATTAACTGAAACCATTAACAAAGCAACTCAAGTTGGCGGCGGATCAGCCGCAGCAAATGAAGCCGCTATCACCCAGTTAAACCAAGCACTCGGTTCGGGTGTCCTCCGTGGTGATGAATTCAACTCCATGATGGAGCAGTCGCCACGTTTAACCCAAGCTTTAGCAGATGGTTTAGGAGTTACTACCGGTAAACTTCGTGAGATGGCCGGGGAAGGTCAGCTTACCACGGATGTAGTCACCAAGGCTTTATTAAGCCAATCGGAAGTAATTAGTGCAGAATTCGCTAAATTCCCAACAACCATCGGCGCATCAATTGAAAACTTAAAAACAGCATGGACGGTCTATATTGGTGAGGCGGATGCTGCAACCGGAGCAAGTGCTAAAGTTGCGGAGGCTATTAAATTTGTCGCTGAAAACCTAGATACAATTGTCTCAACTTTGATGCTTGCGGGTCAGGCCTTTGTGGCTTATAAGGCCCTTAATATCGGCATGATGTTCTTAGACAAGGCGGCTGGAATCAGAGCTGCCTCTACGGCGATTGCACAAGAAACCACAGCAGTTGTAGCTAATACACAGGCGCAAATTGCGAATGCAGCAGCAACAAGAACAGCAGCTACTGCAAAAACTCAGTTGGCTACTGGTTCGGCTGCTGCAGCCACATCGGCTACAGCGACAGGCAGCTCCATCATGACTCTTTTGAGTCGGTTGGGTGCGCTAGGGGTTGCGGTTACAGCTTTTGGAGTTTTGATTCCTACAGTGTTTCAGCCACTAGGAACGTGGCTAGGGGAATCGATCGCCAAAACAGAAGACTACATCTTCAATAATGGTGAATTAGCTAAATCAGTTGCGCAACTTGAATCAACCATTAAAACTGAAGCAGCTCAAGCCAAAGTGGCAGCCGAAATTAAGGCGGAGCAGGCAGCCGCAGCGGAGAAAGCTAGAGATAAGACCTATCAACTTACTGAAGAATCAAAAAAACTCATAGCCACATTTGATGAACTAATTAAGAAGGGCGAGCCAACTAAAGAAGCATTGGAAAAAATCTCTAAAGCCATGAAGTTTGACTCAACCAAAGGCATTAACGATGCGATTACAGCTCTAATCGCACTGAAAGATCAGGGTAAGATTACAGCTGATGAGTTGCAGGTAGATCTTGGTAAAGCACTGGATGGTAAAGACTTACTTGTTTTTGAGACTAATGCTCGTGCTGCTTTTGCTGGAACTTCAAAAGAAGCGGAAAAAAATGCTCAAATTACTGAAGCTGTAATGAGGGCAGCTTTAGAGCGCACAGGTTTAAGCACCGAGCAACTACAAGGTAAATTTTCACTTGCCTTTCAATCTGCGACCAATGATGTTCAGATCATTCTCAACAACCTTGACCAGTACAAGCAAAAAGGTATTGATACTGGGTTGGCTCTAGCATCCAACCTTAATAAGGCGATTGACACTGCTCAGACTCGTGCTGAACTGGATTATGCAAAAAGCTCATTAATTGCACTTGAGAAACAAGGGTTGATTACTGGTGAGCAGGTTGCATTCGGTCTAAGTTTGATTGAGAAAAAGGGCGCGCAATTACCAGCCGCGCTTAATCCTGCTATTGCTGCCTTTAATGCACTAGGTATTAAAACCAAGGATCAGCTCAACGATGCTGCTGTTGCTGCTCAGAAAAACTTTGATGTGGTAAGTAAGAGTGGAAAAGCTACTGCTGAGGGAATCAAGCAGGCTTATACACAAATGTTGAATGCTGCAATTGCTTCAGGTGATAAGGCGCAAATTGCGGCAGTACAAGCTAAAGCCGCAAGTCATGGTTTAACAGTTGAGATTAGCGATACTGGTAAGGCTATTATTCAAACTACATCCGAGTGGGTGAAAGCCAATGTGGATGTGGACAACTCCGTTAAGGCTATTAAAAACAGCTATCGAGAGGTGGGGCGAGTCGCACGTGAAGAAGCTAAATCTTCCACCGAAGCCTGGGCGGATGCAGTCAATAAAGCCAAGGGCGATTTCGATAAGGCAATGAAGCAGCAAAGTAAATCGCTTGGCAGTTTGGATGACTATGATTCTTACAACAAGAATGATGTTATCTCGATGCTTAAATCTCAAGGCTATGACGATAAAGATGCCAAAAAACTTGCTGGCAATATCTGGTCGCAAGCCATGGAAGCGGATCGTGATGCCAAGATGGAGAGTTACGGTCGAGGTGGTGGGGCTTTGAGTACCTTGATTCGAAGTATGTTTGACCAGGCTGCAGCCAAGGGCATTACTACCCAGCACGGGACCAATAAGATTAATGAGTTGATGCGCAGTATCAATGTGGCATCAACAGGATCTTCCAACCTGAATGACTTAGCGCCGTCTATTCCTTCAGTACCATCAACTAAAGATTATGGTAAGGGTGGTGATAGTGTGAATTACAACATTCAATTCGGAGGTCAAACCCTATCCCTTACAGGCGATGCAAGCCAAAAGGATGTGATGACCAGTCTGGTAAATCAATTAAAAGGTATAGCGAAATCAACATGAAGCTTATCCGCTTAGCAACATCAGAAACCGTCCCATTAGAGGACGGTTTTTTATGGCCTGATGAATTTTCATGGAAGGCCATTGAGCAGAATCACGCCTATACCATGGATGGCACTTTGCATATTCAGGAAGGCAAAAAGAAGTCGGGCCGGCCAATTACCTTGCAACCCGCAGATCCGCAAATGGGCTGGATCAAGTTACGTGAACTACGGACCGTTTTGGAGTGGTCCAAGCTGCAGGGAGAGAATTTCAGACTGCAGTTTGAGCAACCGCATGACAACCGACAATTCACCGTCAAATTTAACCACCAGGATGGGGCTTTAGAGGCTGCACCGGTGAAAGGAATTCCGGCCGTTTCGCTGGATGATTATTTTAATGTGACCTTACGCTTTACGGAGTTGAACGATGGCGATTGAAACCAAGGATTTAGTAATTTACAAGTCTGAACGCTTGACTGATAACTCGGATGGCGGTGGTAAATATTCTGGTGTAGTGGTTCAGGATGGGATTAGTAATAACCTGTTCAATGATGTGTCCGAGATGGATGGCACCATGGGTGATGTATCTATGCGCAAGGTCTTTCCTGCAGTTACCACTGAAGACACTGATCTATTGATGGGGGCAACGGTCTTTATATCTGAGCTGCCAAAGGATCCAAACGTATCAGCATTATTGTTCAGCACCAAAAACTGGACGGATGAACGTCAGTCTGCTCAAAACCGGGTAGAAAACTATTTGGCCAAAGGTGGTCAGATTGCCGGTACACCACTGGATACGCATTGGCAGGGCATGTCATCGCTTCAAACTGTAATGTGGCCACAAGAAGTTGAAGCATCCGTAGGTGATACAATTGTATTGGTTTCGGATGAGGGTAAGCCTTTAGAGCGTGAGCAGTATGTGCGGATTACTAAAGTAGAGACACGCATTGCCAAGATGGTAATTGATCAAAAAGATGTTGAATATAAGGTGGCGACCTACTCACTCAATGATCCGCTCGAAGTTGACTTTGTCGGATTATCAGCACGCCAATGGTACAACGGTGAGAAATCCAAGACCATCATTCGGGATACGATTGTTGCAGATACTGGTCTGTATTACTCATCCACGAAATTAGCTTCTGAAGCCAATGTGGGTGAATTCACGGTCAATGCCAAAAGCATCTTTGCTCAACTAATCCCGTCTGCTCAGACTGAAACCCCAATTATTGACGTGAATGCTGCTGGCGAAAGCGTGGTGCTGGTAGCGGGTAATGAAGGCACCATCACGGTCAATTACCCCAATATGGTGATTGGGGTGAATCAGAACCTGTACATTGGCTCAGCAGTGATTCCTTCCAGTGTTTCTTTTACTTTACAAGGACAGCAGATTACCGATCAGGGCGGCCTGCTTAAAAATACCCAAGGCACCCAGGTCGGAACGATTGATTACCAGCGTGGTCTGATTCAATGGACTGCTGCAGCGCCAGCTGGCACTTTAAGTTTAAATATCACGTTTAAGCCCGCCGCTGCACCAAATCAGTATTACCAGAGTCATGCCATTCCAGTGACTCAGAATAACCAGGGTAGCAATTGGTCCGGAGTTTTAATTCCGATTCCGGCCCCGGGAGCTTTGTCGATTTCTTATATGAGTCAGGGTAAGTTCTATGAACTTAAGGACGACGGATCAGGCCAGTTAAAGGCTGCCAGCCCATCCTTTGGTTCTGGCATGATCAATTATGAAACTGGCTCATGGCTATTAACGACTGGTGCTTTACCTGATGTGGATACGCCGATTCTGCTGAACTGGGGCACACCAATTGTCACCTTCGTACGCTCAAATTTGAGTGTGGAAAAAGCTGCATTTGATTTTGATTTAGGCCGACCAGGTGTGTTGCCGGGCATAACTATTAACTGGATGCTTGAAGGTGAAGAGAAAACGGCAACCTCTAATGCGCAGGGTAAGTTTACTGGTGATGCTACAGGTGAAATCAACTATGCAACCGGTATTGGCAAGATCATTCCAAACAAGTTGCCTCAAAAAGGAACAGCTTTCTCCGTGATCTATAACTATGGATCCTCACTTGAACAAACCAAGATGGATGTTACGCCTGCAAATCAAAAGCTGACCTTTACCATTGGTACCGGACCAGCAATTCAGCCAAATAGTGTTGAGTTAAAAATTCCACTTCAAAGCAGTGAGGGGATTTCAGGGTCTGTAACCCTGACAGATGTGCCGGTGAATGCCACCATGGGGAATTTAGTGAATAGCCGTGGTCAAGTGCAAGGCACCATTATCTATGCTACTGGCGCAGTTGAAGTCACACCAAAAAGTTCAGCGAGCAGATTTGTGCAAACCTTTACACCTATGGCTACCTATGCGGCTGCCTAGCGAGGAAATATGTCTTTTTATTCTCCACAAACGTCAGATATTCAAGGCGAACAGGTTGAGCTGAAGGCCTTTAATGCTGTTGATGTTCAAGTGAAATACCGAGATACATCTGGATCTAACTCGGCAACGCATACAGTGACGGCAAACAAGCTCAAATTGGATTTATCCTCCGGTTTTGATGAGCAGATCCTCACGGGCTCAGCCCGCTTTAAAGTGGGTGTCGATACCTTTTTGGACCGTACTGGCTTGCTGTATCGCAATGTGAATCCAGCGAATAACAGCGGGATTCAGTCTGGTGTCATTCAATATGGCACCGGTATTGTTGAAATCGACTCATGGACACCGAATACAGACAATACCATTACCCTGGAATCCTTAACTACCACCACCGACCTGTTACCAGTCAACAAGATCAGTTTCAGAACGCCAATCATGCCGATCCGGCCACAGTCCTTAACTGTGGTGGTGGGTACTATTGAGTTTGGTCAGCTGACACTGACCGCTGATGAAAATGGAGTAATTGAAACCAGTCGGGCGCATGGTCAAGTGAACTGGGATAATGGCTTTGTCACGATTTACTTCTACACCAAAACCAAAATCACCGAAGCTAACCGGGCTGAGATTGAAGCGAATGATTGGTACGATCCGCTACTAGAATATCAAGAGGGAGTAGACACTTATATCAATATGCCGGTCTGGGTGGATGCTTCATCTGTGCGTTATAACGCGGTGGCTTATACCTATATCCCGCTAGATTCAGAGATCTTGGGTTTATCTGCCACACGTTTGCCGATTGATGGCCGGGTGCCGATCTTCCGCATTGGTGGCATTGGAATTGTTAGCTCAAGCAAAGCGCAAGAATTACCAAGTGCAATTGCAGGAACCACGTACGATCTGAATGATCAGCGGATTTCGTGGGCAGAATTAGAAGATGCTAACGGAACGAAAGTAGCTTTTGATCTATACACTGTTAATTATGACTATGGCCGTGTGACGTTGGGTGGTGATTTCGTGCTAGGTAATCTGGTTTCACCACTGACAGTTAAATATCGTTATCAGGACATGGGCTTGATCCGTGATGTACAAATCAATGGTCAGCTGACATTCACCAAGCCATTAACGCACAACTATGATGCTATTGATACTATTGTTGGGTCGGCTTTAGTTATTGGTGATATGCAGGCACGCTATACGCGGAAGTTTGTGCAAGGCTCATGGAGCAACGCATGGGCGGATGAACCAAGCTCAAGTATTTTAGCCAATTACAACGATTCGCTTTATCCGCTACAAGTGACGAACAAAGGCGCGATTCAAGAGCGCTGGGCACTAATATTTACCGGAGATCAATCATTCCGCTGTGTAGGTGAATATTCTGGCCAGATTGGCACTGGTACCACTAATGCCGACTACGCACCAATCAACCCAGTGACTGGTGTTCCATACTTCATGATTAAGAAAGAAGGCTGGGGCGCAGGTTGGGCGAATGGCAATGTTTTGCGCTTTAACACAGTTGCTGCAAACTTTCCAGTCTGGGTGATTCGTACAGTGAAGCAATCTGAGCCAACAGTCATTTCTGACCAGTTCCAGATCATGCTGCGTGGTGACATTGACCGCGTTGTTTAAAATTTAAATTAAATATGGCCGCTTGATGCGGTCTTTTTTGTGGATATTAGAAAATGGCGACAGATGTAGATGTACAATATTTTAGCCACTTGAATGGCTTAACACTGGGTAATAACTGGGGTGATTTGATTCGCCTACTTGATAAAACCTTGGTGACCGGTCTCGATTTCACCCAAATCACAGCAGCCTCAATTGATACTCAAGGCGATGTGCATATCACCTTGTATTCAGCACACAATGCAATGTTACTTCAGGTGGTAGAGTTGTCGGGTTTTGCACCTGCATCACTCAATCAAAGATACCGCATTAAGGGTGTGCCAAATACCACACAACTTATTTTAAAGCCTGCGTTAAATATTGTTGAGCGCTCAATTACTACATTCGGCACTGGAAAACTAGCATCACTTGGATATGACATTATTTTTCGTGATGCCAATGATGTGAAGCGCGTCTATCGTGCGAGAAATCCAAGTGTGCAGCATCCATTTATTCGTGTGGATGAGAGCCTAGCAAGCCAAGATGGCACGACAGGTGTATATACATCAACATATGCAAAAAGTGCAATGATTGGTTTGCTTGATCACATGAATCACATTGACGATTACCAAAATCCGGATGTATTGCAGTTGCCCTTTGACACTGCCGACCCTGCCAAAAATTGGAAAATAACTGGTACAGGAATTTCGGTAATTAAAGGATGGGCTAAGTGGCATTGGGCCGGGGGGGATAATGAGGTTAGTGCGGCTGCTAATGGTAATAGGGATTTTGTTTTAGTAGGCTGCACTGACGCATTTTACTTTTCCCCTGAATTAGGCAGTGCTTACTCAAGAGCACCATTATATGGTTGCGGGATTATTAATAGTGCACTAAGAACTACCGTAATAAAGCCATGGTTTTTAATGTCATATGGATATAGAGGCACAGCTAGTGGGAGCACTTTAAACTATTACAGATACCAACTAGGACTCTCAACTCCTTTGGCATTTAATGATGATGCAGGTGCTTTCTTTGTCCCTAGATTCAGCGAAGATAGTCCGATACAGGGGAATGCTACAGCAACAGCCATTATGCCCAGTTACAATTCAGGCTTGTCAAATTATACTGCGAGCAATGATATAGCGGCTTTAGAGATACCGCTAAAAGATGGAGATTCTTATCTTCGGGGCACATTAAAGCATATTTGCTTTGCCGCTAAAGATATACGTGCCAATCCAAAACCCAACCCCGTGCTTAGCGATACTAGTATGTATATTTCTGCAAACGTTATACTTAATTCGTATAACCCTTACATTGGTGGTTTTTATTTCTATCTGGGGGAGTTTGAATGAAACCATGTTCCAGAAAAGCTATGCCTTCGTCAAATTTACTCCAAGGCATTACTATAGGGCCAGTTATTGCAAAAATAAAAGGCTCTACAAAAAAGCTTGGTGAGCATTATCAAGATGTTACCGTGGTGCTTTACAACAAAGCTAATCTTCAACCGATTTCGATACAAAAGTCAGATCAAAACGGTAACTATCAATTTTTAGCGTTAAATACAGACTTAAAGACATTTATTGTGGCTTTTGACAAAAAGCAGCAGTTCAACGCAGTTATTCAAGACAATGTGGTGCCAAAATGAGCAAAACATCAATCAACGCTCGGCTTGCTATGATTCAAGCTTTTGCCAGTTTTATGGATAGCGGTAGCCAGAGTGCTACCGTTATTTTTTATGAGGGTATGCAGCCTGCCAGCCCAGTAGCTGCAGCCGATTCAAACAATGCTTTGGTGACATTGGTATTTCCTGAGCCGTGTATTAAAGAAGTCACAGCCACTTATGTAGAGCTTCATCCGACCGACACGGCAACGGTGATCAAAACCGGGACCGCCACTTGGGCGCGGATCTACAACGGCGCTGGTGAAACAGCTGCAGATTTAACTGTGGGAACCGACATAACTCTGGCGAATACTAATCTGGTCGTGGGTGGCACATTGTCTGTTACTTCAATAAAACTCAGACCTTAAATTAAAAGGGTGCTCATGTGGATTTTAAAAATAAGCTCGGCACCGTTAATGCTCACAACCTAAACTTAAACTTTAAGCCTGATAATACTGACAGCCACAACATCATTCTAAATTTTGAGCATATGGCCGATGGCTCAACCAATCTAAATTTTGGCGATGATGTTGGAGCTGTAATCGATACAGCACTCGATGCTGAATTCTCATTTGAAGTCACCGCAGTTTATGCCGACAGTGGTGCCAACACTGCAGTTATAGACACGGTACTCAACACTGAATTTAGCTTTGATGTAGTTGCGGTCTTTAAAGAAAATACTGATGTTGTTGGTCAGATCGATACGGTTTTAGATACCAGTTTTAGTTTTGAAGTCGAAGCGGTATTTAGTGAAAATCTGTGCACAATTGATACCGTTTTAGATACTGAATTTCAATTTGAAGTTAGAGCGTTATTCGATATCAATCATCTAGTGGGTGTGTCTTATGGTTTTGACATGCGATACCAGAAAGCGATAGTAGTTTTAAGTACTACAAAAATACCATGGGCTAAACCAATATTAAGAGTCTCGAATGAGGCTCTCTTTTATGATCAAGGCTTGGTGATTTCGAATCAGGCAAATATTCAGTATGAGCAGGCAGGGTCATTAACCCGGGCGATTAGATCCATACATGAGCAAGCAACCGGTTTAAGTTCGGATGCGTATGTCATCTGGGAAGAGGGTGATAAGAGTTTTATCCATCAGCGCTACCTGTATGAAGAAACAATCAAGCTGCGGCATAACCGGGAAACGGTTTGGCAAGAAATGATCCGCAGGCGTAAGACTTTTACTTATTCGCATGAAGTAGCTCAGGTCTTTGAGCATCGCTTTTCATTTGAGTGGGATAAAAGCCTGGAGATTGTTACCAAGTCAGATCTGCCCTGGGATCAAGCTAAAGCGATTCATTACCGAAAGCATCCGGCGTTACCTTGGCCAAAGCCCGAATTACCCAAATATGAAGGCAGCACAGATCTAAACTTTATCTGTCTTTGTCATGACGTTGATTCACACAATGTTGTTTTAAATTTTGGTGCAGATGACTGTATTCCAGCACTGCCAAAAAGGAACTGGTGGTATATCGTGAATGTATTAACAGCTGAGCGCTTAGATTCCGGCGAGAAGATTAAAGTCATGGATGGTACTTACAGTACTAGCCGGTCTCAATGGTGCTGGACCTACTCAATTACCGTGGCTCATACGGAAAAAGAAAAGCTGCAACCCGTCAACGGTCAGCCAGTGATTTTAAAGGTCATGATTAATGGTTTTGAGCATCATATCCTCCTTGAAGATCCAGAAGAAACCCGACGCTTTGCCAGTGTTTTATATACCTACCCTGGGCGAAGTGTTACAGCGTTAAACTCTGATAAATACGGGCCAACGCGCTCTTTTATTCAGGACAATGAACGTACCTCTGTGCAACTAGTACAAGCGGAACTGGATCGCGCTAATGCCGATACAGTTCTGGATTGGAAGCTCATTGATGAGCTGGGCTGGATCGTACCAGTGGAAAGCCTGAGTTATGCAGAACTGGCACCCATTGATGCAATAAAGCAGGTAGTTGATGCAGGCGGTGGCTTTATCTATAGCCAGAAAGCAGGTAATACACTGACTATCTTACCCCGGTACCAGAAAGGTTATTGGGATGCGATGACCGTGGATGATTACGATATTTTGTTATCTGAAAGTCTGGTGATGCAGCAGAACATTAAGCAGAACGATGGATACATTGCTGACTTCAATGCCATTACCGTAGTGAATAGTCGAAGTGGTGAAAGTCTGAAAGTACAGCAACGCGGTACTTCGGGTGATATACCGTTAGAGGCGGTCACTGGTCCATTATTTAATGTGGTATCGGGTGCGAGTTTCGGCAAAAATGAACTAGTCAAAGCCAATATTCAGGAGCTGCATACCTTTTCAGATATCTCGGTCAGTCAAGAAATTGGCGAGATGCTACCTGGTAAAACCATTGCCTTTAATGGTCAGTGGTGGGGTGTCATCGACGGGGTGAGTGGCAGATTTTCGCATAACAAGGTCAATGAAACTATTACCGTGGAGCGTATCAGCCGTGACGAATCCTCTATTTGAATTACGAAAGCTGCTTAATCCAACCCATTCTGAATACATCGGTACCATCACCTCGGTGAAGCATCCAGAGTATCGGGTGCAGATTGATGGAGGATCTGGACCGGTATTATGCACATCCGGCACAGCTTATAACCTGGGTGCCAGAGTATTCATCTCAAATCAGGTGATTTTAAGGCCAGCACCCACTGGTCAGCATTCAGAAATAGAAGTCTAAACTTAACCAAACAATAGCACCTTTTTAGGTGCTTTTTTATTACCAAAATTTAGGGGTATGTATGACTAAAGGGGATGTATATGGACTTTCTTAGTCAAGTATTGGAGAGCATAAAGAACCATTCACACATCCTTTTTACAGGTGTGCTGGGTGCAACTTTTGGCTTTCTATTAAGCAAGGAGCCAACTCGGGATCGCTGGATAGGGTTCTTTGCTGGCTTTATTTTATGTGTGGTCTTTGCTAAACCGGCAAGTTTATTTCTTGCTAGCGGTAACTACCCAGAACTATTTGGTTTCATTCTGGGCGCTGCTGGTAAAAGTACAGCTGAAGCATTATTAAGTTTGGCTAGATCAAGAGTTCTTGGCTTGGTCAAAAAGGAGAATGAAGATGCTGCTAATCATAAGTAAGACGGCATTGGTGTTATTTATAGTTTCATTTGCAATCATGGCATTTCATCCAAAAATTCAACTCCCAAAACATATCGATTTTCTATTGGTGTTGTCGATCCTTTTTGGAGCAGCACTTTTTGTTAAAGATGAGTATTCGCCCAGTCCAGCTGGAACCCTATTTTACACCACAGTAAGTATTTTATTCGCACTCTTTACCCGACAACTCTATATTTGGGGTAAGGGTGGTGCACGTCCTAAATTTTTTAATACGGATAAAGGTGGTGACAACCCATGAAACATATTTTTGATTTCTTGCGAAAGATTAGCGGCGGCAAACTCACCCAGAAACAGGTTGATGCTGCTGACAAACTGATTGCAACTGCTTACGATGATGTCACCAGTATGCTGGGTATCGCTACGGATGAAATGAGCATCAGCCCAAGTGGTATTGATCTGATCCGTAATTTTGAAAGCCTACGGCTCAATGCCTACGATGATGGCGTGGGGGTATGGACCATTGGTTATGGCACCACAAAATACCTAAATGGTATTCGTGTCAAAAAAGGGGATACCTGCACACTGGAACAAGCCAAAAGCTACATGCAACATGACTTGAAAAAATTCGAGCAAACCGTCAATAGCGCAGTCAATGTTCCGATCAATCAGAATCAGTTTGATGCCTTGGTTTCATTGGCCTATAACATTGGACCTAACGCATTTGAAGAATCCACTTTGGTCAAAAGGCTGAATGAGAAAAATTATAAGGCGGCAGCTGATCAATTTGGCTTATGGGTAAATGCTCGTGGCAAACGCCTGCAAGGTCTGGTGAATCGCAGGAAAATTGAAATGGAGTTATTTTTAAAATGACTCTAAATCTATTATGGAAATATAAACACTGGATCGCAATTGCGGTCTTTTTCTTTTTATGGCTAGGGCAAGTTGCTTACACCAATCACTTAAGCGGAAAGCTGCGCAAGGCTGGTGAGCAGTGCACGATAAAAATTCAGAAAATAGAGCAAAACCATCTCAAAGCTCTAACCCATAAACAAAATCAAATTAACCAGATGAGTGCGGATTATGAAGCAGCAAAATCAGAGCAGCACGTGCAAGTCGAAACAGTTACGCGTGAAGTGCAAAAGATCATTGATCGTCCTGTGTATCTCAACCATTGCTTTGATGATGATGGCCTGCAGCAACTCAACTCACTTATCACCAGTGGTGCCAGTAAACCTCCTTGAGTCTTGCCCTGATTTGCAAAAACTGGAATCAGGGCAGGGTAAGGTTGTTTTGGTCTGGTCTATTGATACAGTAGCTAAATATAGCGACTGCAAAGCGCGTCATGCTGCTATTGTGAAAGTTCTTAAATAAGACTGAATAACTCACTAGAGAACAATATTCTAATAAAATAGATAAATGCCCTCAAATGAGGGCTTTGTTTATCATTAGAATAAGTGACTGGTTATTAATTAATCCTCAGAATCCCTTCCCAACTAAAATAGTTCTGAGTCAGGTTTTGTCTGGCCATTGCCCATGCGCGACCATGCATTTTGCATGGGCCAATTGCTATTTTCTTATCTCCAAATCTCACCTTAACCTGCTCAAGGGCAGATTGAAGTTTCTCATTTTTCTCTATTTGAGTACTATCAGATAGAAGGTCATATATGTATGTCGATTTTGGCTCGATTGCGGTCAATATCACACCACATTTCTTAAACTCGATTCCTTCTTGAAACAGCTCATTCATTCGCTTCATTACAGCCCGGTTCATAACAGCAGCACAGTCAGTCGGCTCAGCAAATCCGATATTGATCGACTTGTTATAGAAAGGCCTGTTCTTATCAAAAGGATTGGATTGGGCAAAAGCAATCACACAACCACAAAGAGATTCATCTTCTCTTAATCGCTTAACAGCGTTCTGCAGGTAATCACTCATTGCCTCAGATAATGATTCAATATCGGTTACCCGTGCGCCAAATGAGCGTGATGAAATGATTTGCTTCTTGGTTGGCGCAGCCTGCTCAAGTTCGATACATGAAATCCCTTGCAGTTCCATGACAGTCCTCTGCACGACCACTGAAAACAGTTTTCCCATTTGATGTGGATTAGAAGTGGCTAAATCAAGAACAGTATTAATACCTAAGCCTTTTAGTTTTTTACTATGCTGACGACCAACTCCCCAGACTTCGGAAACATCAATCAAACTCGAAAAATAATCTCGGTGCTTTGGATCCATAGAAACCAGATCACAAACCCCATTAAAGCGTTTAGCCTTTTTAGCCATATGATTGGCAAGCTTTGCTTCGGTTTTTGATCGACCAATACCAACACAAACCGGTAATCCGATCCACTGCAAGATCCGCTGTCGCATATTTTGCGCATATTCAACCAGGTCATAATTTTCAGAATAGGCAGTAAGCTTTAAAAAGCACTCATCAATCGAATAAACTTCCTGTTCACCTGGCGCCACGTAATCAGCCAGAATCGAATGGAAGCGATGAGACATTTCTGCATACAAAGCATAGTTACTGGAAAGAACCTGAACATTGTGTTTTTCGACAATATCCCGGATCTGGAATAGGGGAACACCCATCTTAATACCAAGATCTTTTGCTTCTTGGGAACGTGCAACTGCACAGCCGTCGTTATTTGAAAGAACAATGACCGGCACATCTTTAAGTTTAGGATTAAATAGGCGCTCACAGCTTACATAGCAATTATTTACATCAATGAGCGCGTATATTTCATTGTTATAGCTCATCTGAATTTCTTGATTACATTTGTGACTACACCCCAGATTTCAAATTGCTGACCTTCTTGGGGATGAATATCTGGATAACCCTCATTCTCAGCTTTCAACCAGCAACCTTTCGCATCAATAATTAGCCGTTTCACTGTCAATTCATTATCGATACTGGCAATCACAATATCTCTATGCCTAGCCTGAATACTGCGATCTACAACCAAGGCGTCATTAATATCAATTCCTGCATTTAGCATAGAAAGAGAATCCGCACGAACAATAAAAGTAGCATTCGCATTATTAATGAGGTACTCATTCAGATCGATTTTTTTATCAATATAATCTTGAGCGGGCGAGGGGAATCCAGCTTGAACGCGTTCGGTTGCCAAGGGTATTTCTATTTTTGTGACAGGATCAAACTGACGGATATCACTAATTTCATTTTCTTTTTTAAGAGATTCTAGGTATTCTTTAATATCAAGAATTTTAGATTCAGGCACTCGAATAACTTTAGTCTCTTCAGACTTTTTTCGACCGGCTCCAGCACGAAAGCCCCCATGAGTACTGTTCATAACTTTACGACTCCTTGATTTTTGTAACAACAATCAAGATTGTAAAGATTCAATAAAAATCAAACAAATAAAATAAATCTTTTAAATTCAAAGATGCGTCATAGAGTGACGCAAAATTATGATATTTCGGATGAACGGTTACAGTACTAATTGACTTGGCAAAGACTCTTAGTCAGAGCTGCACAGCTCATTCAATTACGACGAATGTGAATGTGGGGATTTGTGTTGGGGTGGTTTAATTTCACTAAAAACAACTTAAACGATGCTAATAATCGATTAAGCTCTTGACATTTACCTAACGACGTTAACAGTCGCTAACTATATTGACATTTAAGCAACGACGCGGTATTGACGCTATCTACATTAATAGTTATAGTTCGTACCTACAAGCCCCATCCCTTATAAATCAATCTAAAGCCCCATACATCAATGCTGAATACGAGGAGAATAATATGAATTATAACTTAGTGACTTCGCGTCTTTGTGATGGCTACGGTATTAGCTAGTTTACAATTAATTACAGATAAAGCATCCTATAGGGGTGCTTTATTTTTATGTGAACAATATGGAAATTGACAATATTTTACTGCTAAGAACAATCTTTCTACTATTACCGTTTATAGCTCTTTATTCATATTTTTATTATTACGTGAAAGATGATTTTTTTCTAAAACCTAGAACCTATATTCAATTAAATATAATAATGTTATCCCTTGTTATAGCTTTTATTTTGACTGTTTATTGGAACCTGTCTTTACGTGAGTATAGTTTTGTCGGATTTGCCCTGGAAAGCATTCATGGAAAAAATAGCAACCAATCCTCGAATGTCATCTTAATTTTACTTGGTACATTGACAGCAGTACTGGGGTGGTTGTTTACAAATAGAGGTCAAGATTTAAACTCCAGAAGAAGTCATTCAATTCAAACGCTAATGTCCTCTCGGCTTTCGGAGGCATATGCCAATCACTCAAACTACGCAACTAAGGTATTCACCTCACTTAAAGAAAAACACGGTGAAGCATATAATTTAAGCCTTCAAGACTATAGCGAGCTTGAGCCACTAGAGAGAAATGCCATTATCTATCAATTAAACTATTTTGAATTTATTGCTGTGGGCATAAGATATGGTGATCTTGATGAAAATTTGATAAAAAACACCTTAAAAAGCATCATCAATACTAACTGTGTCTTCTTTCAAAATATAATTAAAGACAAACAAAGTAAGTCTCCTAGTTTGTATGAGCATTTAACAGCATTAAATGAAAGATGGAATTGCAAGTAA